TATAAATATTTGTCCGATAATAGGTATTATGTTGCGTTAACATTAGCCTAGCTGATCATTTCAATCCAAATGTCAATCCTGGCAGGCCCCTAGCGTAGCGTAAGCATTTAGTTGATCTAAGGAAACTTTTCCCTGCTAATTAACTACAAATTACCTACTATATATTGTGTGTTTTAAGTGACCTACTACATCTAGTAGGTGCACTATCACAATAGTACTGGTTAGTATCACCGATCTGTTTTAGTGTATTCTTACACTCTTTACATTTCTTTCTCAATAAGAAAAGAATACTAGAAAAAAAAATATTAAAGACAGAAGGATATAACTAACCCTGTGTCACTCCCTCCCAAAAACCAGAATGAACTAAAATTAGTAACATTTAAATATGTGAAGTAATAGGCTTTTACCCTAGTTATTATGGTCTGGCTAATCCACTTGTCCTGTTGTTTGATCTGGTATTTCTTTCCTAAGAGCCAGAGAAATATCTTGTTTGTGTTGTCATACTATCACATAAATATTAATATACAAATCATCTAAGGATAGTCCTTAGTATTGTATGAGGATACAATTAGAAAAAGAAAGATAGCTAATCATATAGACTTTGTGTTTAGGTTATATTCTTTTTTCTTTCATAACAGTTTGGACAACTGTACGTGAACAGAGCCCTGCTTCTTGCCCGAGGTGGGGTTTTGTTTATTGACTTAGGATCTGTTATGATATATAATGGAATTACTCATTTCTAATGAGTATCAACTTCCCTGTTTGATTAACCAATAATCCCTAGCTTGTCTAGGGTATGCAAAAATTTTTTTTACGCCTTCGGTTCTTGTAAACCATCAGGCAGCTTTCTACCTTTGATTCTTGGATATGATTTGTTTTTGTGATTATTACAATATCTATACTTGTTATATTTAGATATAACTGTATCGCAAGTTTCCTGCAAACAGATTCTTCCACTACTATAAGTTGTAGAGGGTTTGCTATTAGGATATTTATTTCCTTTTATATAATCACTCATAAAGATATAGTAT